CACCTGTTCACTAGGCGTCACACCAAACGCTTCGTGAAAGCTCTGTCGGGAGAACTGGTCGGGCTCCCGCGCCCGACCACCAACCAAGGAGAAGTCAACACCGAGCACCTGATAATCCCTGTGCGCGTCCATACGCACCCGCCTCACGGAATCCGTCAGTGCCAGAAGTCGATTTGCCCAGGCATACAGGACCGGCACCCCATGGGCGAGAGAGGCCTCGCACAAGGCGACACCCCTGATCCACTCGAGAGCGAACCGCGGTTCAAGAAGATGGACGTGCGACGCAACCGCATGTGATACAACCTTGCGCCACTCGCGAACCATCATCCAACCGCCCTCAACCCAAACAGGGGCCGACTGGCCGAACCTGACACCTTCCATAGAGCTCACGGGCCTCTCGAGGGTCATTTCAAACCCCGAAATCCTGACAGCTGTGGCAGCGAACAGCGGAACAACCCGACGCATGTCTGGCGCCCGCAAGAAGAGAAGAGCATTGTCACCGTCGACCAGGGTGTCCCAGGTTGCCAAACCTAACTCGGACAGACACCCCACGACGACGGCCAACATGATAAGGGAGTTACCCATACCAGTGTTGAAGTCTCCACTTGCGCGACCTGCTTCGCGACTGAATCGCACACCACAACTAGTGACGCCAAAATTTCGCAGCTGCGCGTTGAGTGCGCGTCGGAGGTCCCCGTCACCAGGGTATGCGGACGCGTACACACTGTGCTCTTGCAACAGCTGCCAAAGAACCACGTGAGCCTCAAAGGCTTTCCCATCAACTTCCATCACTACGCAATCCGTGATCTCGGACATCTTCCGCGATATCAGGTTTGCCCTCCTCCGAGGGGATAGCCCCTTCGCCACAACCCTGGAGTTTCCGGTACCGGAGAACGCCGACCGACGCAGGTTTCCCCACAGCCAGTGCTCGAACGGCTTGAGCCAAGATGCAATGTGCAGGTTATACCTAGGTGATCTCGGAAAAATCAACCTAGGCTTCGCCAAACCAGACAAATTGCGCTTCTCAGCCTTCAAGAACGCCCTCAACCTGATGTCCCCAGAGCCCACAGGACCATCAAGCATCAAAGAACGCTCCGCCTCAAGATACCTCCTGCGCATAGCACCAGTGTAAGACTGCGCAGTCTCCAGGTAGTCCCATCTTTGCTCGCTATATCGGCTACTCACCATCCGGATGCGCCTAAACGCAACCAGAACAGGTGGGCGTGCAGCCTCAACCGAGTCTGGCGTGGGACCGAGAGATCGCTTAACAAGGGCAGCGATCTCATTGTGGTAACAGACGCCATGAACCCGGGGTACCCAAACCCCGG